CAATTGAATCTCATATAACACCGGATTTAAGTACTCAATATGTGGATTTAATTATTAAAGAAATTCCATATATAACATGTAAAAATAATCCATCTGGTTATCATATTATCGAAAGGATCCCATTGATTGCTGATCATGGTTCAAATGTTTTTCACGAAGGAACATTATTAAGTGAAGGTCAAAATTATTTTTTACCAATTAGTTTAAATCAATTATCAATTGAATTAAGAGATCCTATCAATGGAATATTTTATAAAACAGATGCCGATCATTCATTCGAATTTGAGATAACACTAATTAAGAATAATAAAAATATTGGATTAATTGGTTAATTTATGGTAAAGTAGGCCATGTTAAACCAGATAACGGATTAGTATCGTCATACGTTAATGATAAATCATTTATGTTAATAGTTCCTGGTAAGTCTCTTAAATTTTGTCTATATAATTTAAATGATTCTACACGAGATTGTGTTATATTTGGAAAATCAATTATCATATATTTATCACTTTCAATTAATTTTTTATTTCTTTCAATTCTTAAAATTTCATATTTTAAAATATTTTCATTATCTTCTATTTTATTTAATATTTCTTGTTCGGAGGGTTTTGTAGAATCACTATCATTCCATACAAGTGATGTATAATCATTTCCATTAATAGTAAATTCAGAACCTGGTCTTATAGAACATATTGTTGTATAATAATCTGCTTCCATATATTATATTTTATATAATTTATTTTATACACTAACATATTATGATTAACATATTATGATATGGGTCCGCGAATTTCTATATATCCATGTGGACTTCCATCTAAAGATGAGTGCCCTCTATAAATTACTAAACTATAATTATATAACTTTTTAACTGCAAGTCTAAAATTATATGTAGTATTCTCTATTAAATCAACTACAAATGTTGTGTTTATTTGCTCTCGGTGATAATAACCACCACCTGTATAAATTAGTTGTTGTCTAGCACCTGAAATTAATGATGGCGTTGTAGATGTTGTGTTTGATAATCCCGCATATAACCAATTTGGATTCGTAAACCAAGCAATTCCATAACCACAATATACCAAATATGTACCAGTTTCGTGTGCTGTATATGTTAAAGTTATATCAGGATCAACATGCAACCATGATGTTGATACATTTATATATGTAGTTGTACTATATTTTTTTGACATTGTTTTATTTTTTATATGAGAATGAATATGTACATGTTCATTGTTATCATCTTTTACAACCAATTCATTTGTTCCACTTGTACTTGATACTGATATACTATATCCACCTAAATTTAATGTAGAACCAGATAAATATAAATCTCTAAAAGCTTTTGTACTACTTCCTAAATCGTATGAATTACTAGCACTCGGTATTATATCCCCTGTAACTTCTGTATCTCCAGTTATTGTCAATTTTGAACCATCAAATGTTAGGTTAGATTCAGCATTCATGTTATCCGCCCCTGTAGATGTTAATATTCTATTATTAACACCATTTTTCATAAAATCACTTACGTCAACTGATATTGTATTACTGTTAATATCTATTCCACTACCTGATTTTAAATTCCCACCCGTATTAATGTTTATAGTTCCACCCAATTCTACTTCTGAACTATTTATTGTTATACTATTATTTGCTAACTTATTGTTTGCTATACTTCCTGCTAGTTGAGCATTCGTTATTGTTCCAGATAAGCTACTTGTTGGATAATTAGTGGCATCGGTTAAATCAAATGCTGGTGTGGCATCTGTTTCTCCTAATGCTAGGGTAACACCTCCATAACTTACTGTACTAGCTGATAATTTACTATTTGCTATACTACCCTCTAGTTGATCATTCGTTATTGCCCCTGATAAGCTACTTGTTGGATAACCCGTAGCATCGGTTAAATTAAATGCTGGTGTGGCATCTGTTTCTCCTAATGCTAGAGTAACACCTCCATAACTTACTGTACTAGCTGATAATTTACTATTTGCTATACTTCCAGCTAGTTGATCATTCGTTATTCCGCCAGCTAGTTGATCATTAGTTATTCCTCCAGCTAGTTGATCATTAGTTATTCCTCCAGCTAGTTGATCATTAGTTATTCCGCCGGCTAATTTATCATTTGTTATACTTCCCGCTAGTTGAGCATTCGTTATTGCCCCTGATAAGCTACTCGTTGGATAATTAGTGGCATCGGTTAAATTAAATGCTGGTGTGGCATCTGTTTCTCCTAATGCTAGGGTAACACCTCCATAACTTACTGTACTAGCTGATAATTTACTATTTTCTATACTACCCGCTAGTTGATCATTCGTTATTCCTCCAGCTAATTTACTATTTGCTATTCCTCCAGCTAGTTGATCATTCGTTATTCCACCGGCTAATTTATCATTTGTTATACTTCCCTCTAGTTGTGAATTCTTTATTCCACCGGCTAATTTATCATTTGTTATACTACCCTCTAGTTGAGCATTCGTTATTGTTCCAGATAAGCTACTTGTTGGATAATTAGTGGCATCGGTTAAATTAAATGCTGGCGTGGCATCTGTTTCTCCTAATGCTAGGGTAACACCTCCATAACTTACTGTACTAGCTGATAATTTACTATTTGCTATACTACCTGCTAGTTGATCATTCGTTATTCCGCCAGCTAGTTGATCATTAGTTATTCCGCCAGCTAGTTGATCATTAGTTATTCCTCCAGCTAGTTGATCATTAGTTATTCCTCCAGCTAATTTACTATTTGCTATACTTCCAGCTAGTTGATCATTCGTTATTCCTCCAGCTAGTTGATCATTCGTTATTCCACCGGCTAATTTATCATTTGTTATACTCCCCGCTAGTTGAGCATTCGTTATTGCCCCTGATAAGCTACTCGTTGGATAATTAGTGGCATCGGTTAAATCAAATGCTGGTGTGGCATCTGTTTCTCCTAATGCTAGGGTAACACCTCCATAACTTACTGTACTAGCTGATAATTTACTATTTGTTATACTTCCCTCTAGTTGATCATTCGTTATTGCCCCTGATAAGCTACTTGTTGGATAACCTGTAGCATAGGTTAAATCAAATGATGGTGTGGCATCTGTTTCTCCTAATGCTAGGGTAACGCCTCCATAACTTACTGTACTAGCTGATAATTTACTATTTTCTATACTACCCGCTAGTTGATCATTCGTTATTCCTCCAGCTAGTTGATCATTAGTTATTCCTCCAGCTAGTTGATCATTCGTTATTCCACCGGCTAATTTATCATTTGTTATACTTCCCTCTAGTTGTGAATTCTTTATTGTTCCAGATAAGCTACTCGTTGGATAATTAGTGGCATCGGTTAAATCGAAGGATGGTGTGTCATCTGTTTCTCCCAATGCTAAACTAACACCTCCATAACTTACGGTACTAGCTGATAATTTATCATTTGTAATACTCCCTGCTAGTTGAGCATTCGTTATTGTTCCAGATAAGCTACTTGTTGGATAATTAGTGGCATCGGTTAAATCAAATGCTGGTGTGGCATCTGTTTCTCCTAATGCTAGGGCAACACCTCCATAACTTACTGTACTAGCTGATAATTTACTATTTGCTATACTTCCCGCTAGTTGATCATTCGTTATTCCACCAGCTAATTTATTATTAGTTATACCACCATCTTTTACATTTAATAACCCACTATTATTTATTTCAATTGTACTATTATCAACATTTACATTTAATGTGGCATCTCCACTAGTAGATCCACCCGATAAACCATCGCCAGCAACAATACTAGTAATATCACCCCCACCACCACTTGGTTGATTAATCCAATCTAAAACACCACAACCATTTGTTTTTAATATTTGATCCGGATAACCATATGTATTTGGAAATGTTAAATTAATATGTTCAGTTAAATTAGAACAATTAATACTAAAATTTTTATTATTTTCTTTTAGTACTATTTGTTTATCGAATGTATTATTATTTAAATTAGTTGGTATTCTACTCATTTAAAAATACAATTATAAAAAAAAAATATATATTACACGTACATATGTTCAGGGGGATTATCCGTGAATTTTTTCTTTTTTAATAATGAATCAATATTATCTATAGTAAATATATGGGGAATGCTAAAATTATTTAACTTAAAATCTAGATCAATCCTAGATTTTTTTGTATCATCTGAATTTAATATTAAATATAAATTAAATTTAGATATAATAGTTTCTAAACATCTATTTAAGTTTCTAACCCCTTCTTCACCATATGTAAAATTATCTATAATATATTTTAAAGTAATATAATTAAATACTATTTTATTATTTAATTTATATGTTTCAATTAATTTTGGTAATAAATAATTTTCAGCAATAATAATTTTATCAGATAATTTATATCCGGATGTATTAATTACATACATTCTATCTTTAAGAATTTTATCTATTTTTGTTTCATCATTGAATGAAAATATAAACAAAACTTTAGATAAATCGATATCAACACCATGAAAATAATTATCCATAAATAGAGAGTTTTGAGATGAATCAGTCATATGTGTGAGCATATGTATTATTTCTTGTCCCCTGTACGTATCGCTTACCTTATCTAACTCATCAAAATAAATAATAGGATTCATACATTTGCTTTTTTTCAATATATCAACAATTATTCCACATTTAGATCCCTCATAAGTATAACCATGTCCATTAAAATAAGAAACATCTGATGTCCCACCTAGTGCTATAAAAGAAAATGGTCTATTAATAGATTTTGAAATACCATCTTTTACTAATGTTGTTTTTCCATTACCCATAGGCCCCTGTAATGCTAATATATTACCATCCGATTTATCATTAGTAATCCATTTACTTATTACTTGTAATATATGTTGTTTCGCACTAATATGTCCATGGACCGCATTATCTAAACATTTTTTTGTATTTATCAAGAACTCATTTTTTTCATTGATTGAAGAATTATAGTTAATAGATAAATTATTATATATGTTAAAAGGTATCTTTATTAATTCTTGAATCCAATTATTTAATTTATTATATTCACTGGAATCCTTATCAAGATTATTCAATCTTAGAATCGCATTTAATGCTATTTTTTTAGTATTAATATCCATTTTAGAATTTATAATAATAAATTGTAAAGGTGTTTTTAATTCTAAATTTATATTTTTAAATAAATCAATATATTCTTTTTTTTTTATTGTTGATAATTTTTTAAAAAATTTTTTATCTTTATTTTTAAATAATTTTTCATATTCTTTTTCAATTAATTTATTATTATTTATAAAATAGCCATTACTATCTATATTTGGCATATATATATATAATTTTAATACATATTATAATTATATACTTAAATTAATTTGAAAAATAATAAATTATTATTTATTTAAAAAAAAAGAAATATAATATATATAATGGATACTCCGGATACTAAAACAGTTACATCTATTCAATTTAGTATATTATCACCGGATGATATACGGGGTAACTCAGTAGTAGAGATAACAAAACATGATACATATGACAAAGATGAACCAATTATTAAAGGATTATTTGACCCTAGAATGGGTGTAACAGAAATGGGCAAAGTATGTAAAACATGTGGTCAGAAAAATATTGATTGCCCGGGGCATTTTGGACACATTGAATTAGCCAGACCAGTATATAATTATCATTTTTTACCATACTTAATGAAAATATTAAGATGTGTTTGTTTTAAATGTTCTAAGTTATTAGTAGACAAAAACGACATTATAGTTCAAACAACATTAAAAAAATCACCAAAATATAGGTTTACAGAAATAAATAAAATGTGTCAAAGAATAAACAGATGTGGTCAAGAAAGACCTGATGGATGTGGATGTATTCAACCAGATAAATATAAATTAGATGGATTAAATGGCATAAAAGCTATTTTTAAGAATATTGATTCAGAAAATCCTGAACATAATTTAAGTGTTGAATATATTCGTTCTATTCTTGAAAAGATTAGTGATGAAGATGTATCATTTTTAGGATTAACAAGCAGTTGGTGTAGGCCAGAATGGATGATATGTAGTGTTTTACCCGTTCCTCCTCCATCTATGAGACCATCTGTAAAACAGGATAATTCTCAAAGAATGGATGATGATTTATCTCATAAATTATCAGACATAATAAAATGTAATAATAGTTTATTACAAAAAGTTAATACGGATACAAAACATGATATTATAGATGATTTAACAAAAGTACTACAATATCATATTGCCACATTTGTTGATAATGAGATTCCACATATATCTCCTGCGGTACATAGATCCGGTAGACCTTTAAAATCACTTCGTCAGAGGCTAAAGGGTAAAGATGGTAGAATAAGAAATAATCTGATGGGAAAAAGGGTAGATTATTCTGCAAGAAGTGTAATTACGCCTGATCCAAATATAGAATTAGATGAACTAGGCGTTCCATTAAAGATTGCTATGAATTTAACATATCCAGAAAAAGTTACTATATATAATATTGATAAATTATATGAATATGTAAAAAATGGACCTGAAAATTATCCAGGAGTAAAAACTATTATTAAAAAGGATGATGGTATTAAAAAGTCTATCAATGAACTAAATAAAGATAGTATAATTTTAAAAATAGGAGATACAGTTAATCGTCATTTAATAAATGGAGATTATGTATTATTCAATCGACAACCTTCATTACACAAAATGAGCATGATGGGTCACAGAGTTAGAGTTATGAAAGGAAATACATTCAGGCTAAATATTAGTGTTACTCCTCCATATAATGCGGATTTTGATGGTGATGAAATGAATATGCATGCTCCTCAGTCATCCGAAACAAGGAGAGAACTAAAAGATATTATGTCAGTTACTAAGCATATAATTAGTCCTAGAGAAAATAAACCAATAATAACTATTGTCCAAGATACATTACTTGGTATATATAAATTGACAAATAGTTATAATGTTAATTATATCGCATCTAAATCAAAAAATTTGTATATGGAAAATACAAACATTATTCCAGTTAAAGGATCGCCAAGTGGACTTAATAATAGTGTAATTGAATGTTCAGTATTTACTAAAAAACAATTTATGAATATAATTACATCTTTATCAACTTTCGATGGAACTATACCGAAACCTAAATATTCATATAAATATAAAGATAATAAGGTCGAATTATGGACAGGAAATCAAGTTTTATCATATATTCTTCCAAAAAATATAAATCTAACACACAAAAATTATTCTTGGTCAGAAAATAATCCAAATGATGATATTATAAATATAGTTAAAATAGTTAATGGTAGTATAAAACAAGGTACATTTGATAAAGGATTATTTACACAAACATCTAAAGGATTAATACATACAATATATAATGATAATAAATCTGATGGACCTAGATTAGCTAAAAATTTAATTGATGATTTACAAAAAATTGTAACATATTTTCTATTAATAGAAGGATTTAGTATAGGTATTAGTGATATGATAGCAGATAAATCAACATTAGATAAAATAAATACGAAAATATATCAAAGAAAAAATGAAATTGATTCAATTATTCAAGAATTACATTTTAACATATTTGAAAATTTAACAGGTTTATCAAATAAAGATTATTTTGAAATGAAAATTAATAATATATTAAATACAACATTGCGAGAAACTGGTACAATGGGCCTTAATAATTTAGATCAAAAGAATAGAGCAACTCATATGGTTAAATCCAAATCTAAGGGAAATCCTAACAATATTTCACAAATGGTTGCATGTTTGGGACAACAAAATGTTGATGCTAAAAGAATTCCATATGGATATGAGGATAGAACTTTACCACATTATTACAAATATGATGATTCTGCTGAAGGTAGAGGATTTGTAGAAAATTCTTTCATTAGTGGACAAACACCACAAGAGTTCTTCTTTCATGCTATGGGTGGAAGAGAAGGTCTAATAGATACAGCGGTTAAAACCGCAGAAACAGGTTATGTTCAAAGAAAAATTATGAAAGTACTGGAAGATTTATGTGTATCATTTGATTATTCTGTAAGAACAAGTAACGGAACTATTATACAATTTATATATGGAAATGATGGCATGGATGCTATTTACATAGAAGAACAATTGCTACCAATAATTAATATGTCAACAGATACTATATGTAAAAATTATATGTTTAATAATTCTGAAGATATATCACAATATGTTGATGTCCAGGTCAATAAAACAACTATGAATAATGATATGAAAGTAATTATTCAAACGCTTATTGATCATAAAAATTATTTAATTAAAAAGATATTTAATTATAATGGTACCACAGTTACTAAAACAAAAATTAATTATCCTGTTCATATTCAAAGGATAGTATCTAATATTTGTAAAAAAACTGAAAGTAAATCAAATATATCTCCACATGAAATATATAAAGAATCTAATAAATTAAAAGATGAATTATACGTAAACAAAAATAATAAAAATAATAAGATTTTACAAATATTAATAGACATTCATTTAAATCCTGTTATTTTAATAAAAAATTACATTATTCAAAAAGATGAATTTTATTCAATTATAGATTTAATTCGCTATCAATTTAACAAATCAAGGATTAATCCAGGTGAAATGGTTGGTGCTTTGGCTGCTCAGAGTATAGGAGAACCCGCTACTCAAATGACACTTAATACATTCCACTCTGCAGGTATTAGTGCCAAATCAAATGTCACTAGGGGTATTGCTCGTCTCAGAGAATTATTACATATTACTAAAAATCTAAAATCACCCAGTGTTAAAATATATTTAAGTGAAGATAACTCAAAAGATATTAATAAATGTAATTTTATTAAAAATGAATTAGAACAAACTAAATTATATGATATCATTAAATCATGTGATATTCATTACGATCCAAATAATAATAGATTTCAAAGTATTGTAGATGATGATAATATATTCCTGTCTATATATAAAGAATTTTTGGAAGAAACATATACTGAAAATTATAATGTTTCTCCTTGGATTATAAGATTTGTATTTGATAAAGAAAAATTATTAGATACTGGAATATTAATGGAGGATGTTTATATTGCTATAACTAACTATGATCCACAAAAAATAAAATTCATATATTCAGATGAATCATCTAAACAAATTATTGGTCGAGTATCTATTATAAATGATGATAATGGTATTGAATATGATGGGGTATATGATCAATCTGATATTATTTCTAGATTTAGAAATATTCAAGAAGATATGATTAATAATGTTGTCATTAAAGGTATTAATAATATTTCTAATATTGTTATTAGTGATTCTGATACTCCTCAAATTATATACGAAAAAGGTGAAATAAAAGTTATTCCAGAAAAAATATTAGAAACAGATGGTACAAATCTTATTGATATTTTAGATAATAAATATGTGGATAATACAAGAACCTCATCAAATGATATAATAGAGATATATCAACTTTTGGGAATAGAGGCAGCAAGAAGTAAATTAATATATGAAATTACAGATGTAATTAAAGACGCGGGTGAAGATGTTAATAATCGTCATATTGAATTATTATGTGATATGATGACATCTACCGGCAAATTATTATCTATTAATCGTCAAGGTATTAAAGTTGGTAATATAGGTCCTCTGGCTAAATGTTCATTTGAAGATACAACAGATCAATTAATCCAAGCTGGTATTTTTGGAGAATTAGATAAGTTAATGGGTGTATCTAGCAATGTAATGATGGGTCAAAAAATAAAATCAGGTACTAACTCTTCAACATTATTCTTAGATGAAGAAAAATTATTACAAGAATTAGAAAATATAAATATAAATACTGATCCTATCACATCTGTAACTGATAAAAATATTGATATATTAATGGATGATGATGATGATGATTATTATTGTGATGATGAAGCATTTAAAATGAGCATCGAATAATAGTTTTAGTTATCATCTATTTTATTTAATTTTATTTTTTTTTTATTCTTTTCAAAAAACTATTATTATGAATAAATATAAAATCGGTGATGAAGTCATTTATATTGATAGTAAAGGTGAAAAACATAATGTTACAATAACACATTTAAATACAAATGTTGAGAAAAATGATGATTATGAACCAACAATTATGTTTAGTAATGGAATAGAAAGATCAACCATAATGTCTAGACTTTATAATAAAGATGATTTAACAAGTTACCATGGGTTAAGCAGTGATGAAGAGCCGATTGGAGAAGAGCTTGAACCATGGCCAGATATTGATGAATCTGTAAAAAAAGATAAATCTGTAAAAAAGAATGAATGGAAATCATCTGAATTCAATAAGTTATTTCCAACTGATAATACAGATAAATTAAGAAGAAAAAAAATTCATCATGAAAGAAATAAAAAATCTATTCATGATGAACTATTACAAAAAAATCGTAGATTATATATTCACAATAGAAGAAAATATCCTAAAAAGTATAAAACATTACATTATATAAATGCTCTAAATGAACTGGCGCAAACTATTAATTAACGCAATCTAAGAACTAAATGTAGTGTACTTTCTTTTTGAATATTATAGTCAGACAATGTACGACCATCTTCCAACTGTTTCCCAGCAAATATTAATCTTTGCTGATCTGGTGGAATTCCTTCTTTATCATTAATTTTTGCTTTTATATTTTCAATTGAATCATCAGGTTCAACTTCTAGTGTAATTGTTTTTCCAGTCAATGTCTTAACGAAAATCTGCATTATATATATATATATATATATTCTATATCTTTTTTTTTAAACTATTTTAATATCACTAATATGATGAATCGTATTTTTAGTTGTTTTAATGCCTTGCCATTTTTCAAATGTTTCATTATAATTACATGTCATTACTATATAATCTTTTCCCAAAAATTCATCATTTATATATTTACTAAATTTAATATCTGGAATATATAAATTATCTATCTTTTGATGTCCATTTGGTGCTCTTAAATATATATCATATATTTCTGGTTTTGAACCTTTTGTAACTTTGAAATTAATATTTTTATTTTTATTAATACATTTGATATCATCTTCCGTATATATATACAAAATATTAGCAAAATTAATATTTATTGGAATAATATATAATCCTCGTACTTTATAATTTAGCATCTTCATATTTTTAAATACATCATTGTAATTAGCGATATCATAGTATTTTTTAACTCTAATATTACAAATATTTGTAAAATCATTTTGAGTATAGTTATTTTCTAACATATCATAAATAAAATTTACTCTTTCAATTATATTTTTATTTTTTTTCATTATTTCATTGCGAAGATAATATACATCACCTATTAATATAAACCAATTATTTTTATTATCTCTTACTAACTCACACTCAAATAAAGATCCTTCATAAATATCTGAATCAAATTTGTAATTAGCAATAAACATCTTTGGTAAACTATGTCCTTTATTAATCTTTTTATCTATTAATATACTATATGGTATATTATTAACTTTTGTACAATATAATAAATATGGTGATCCATATGATTTATAACATATAATATGTTTATTCTTAAAATTATTTTTAAATTTTTTGTTATATATTATAGCATATTTATCATTAAATTTAATAGTACTTCTATTATACATGTCCGTTAATATATATTGTTTTAATTCATTAGATATAATATGATATGTTTCGTGGTTACAAAATGATGTTCTATTAATATTTTTCGGATCCATTATATAAATTTAATAAAATAATATATATATATATCAAATTTATGTTTAAATAAATAAATTAATTTAATTATATATATAGATAAATGGATTATAATTTTTGTGAATTTTTAGATTATTATTATATATTCGGTATGTAATTAAATATTTTATATTTATATAATATTATGGAAACACAGAATTTATCATATGATGAATTATTAAATTTATACAAAAATCAACAAGATATTATTGAAAATCAACAAAAAACACTAAATAAATTATCTAATAAAAATAATTTTAATCCGTATAAAATATTAAATATATCAAAAAATTTTGAACTTTCAACTTTAAAAAAAGCATATTTAAATAAAGCAATTCAGACACATCCAGATAAAGGGGGTAATCCCGATGTATTTAAAAATGTTGTTCTAGCATATAAGGTACTATTAAAAAAACATAATATGGAGAATAATATTTCAGATCATAATTCATTGAAAAATGATCAAAAAATATTTAATGAAACTCAAGAATCAAATAATTCTCAAAATCTTAATCTAAATAAAAAATTTAGTAATAGTAAATTTAATAAAGTATTTGAAGATAATAAAATAACTGATCCTTTCGATGATGGTCATGGTGAATGGTATAATTCAAAATATGATGATAATAAACAAATATTTAATTCTAAGGTAAATTCATCAACATTTAATGACGCTTTCAATAGAGAAAAAAATAAAAAATTATTAAAAAAAAAGAATCAAATAAGAATAAGAGAACCAGAAGAAAAGATATCTTATAGTGGTGCTGATAGTATTGTTGTTTTAGGACAGGGAAGGGTTAATAATTTTGGTGGATCTACTGGTAATGGATTACATTATTATGACCTTAAAAAAGCATATGATGATAATTATATTAATGATACCATAGAAACTGTATCTAATAGAACTATAAATAGTGTTAAATCTGATAGAAGTAATTTATCATATAATATGTCTGATAAAGATTTAAAAATATATAATAAAAATAAAATTAAAAAACAAGAACAAGAAACTCAACGTATTAATAATTTAAATAATCAAGATGATATGGCAAGTCGTTTGTATGATAGAATTCATAGTAAATTAATCGGTTAAACATAGATTTTTATTTCCATATCCTTTATTATTCACATAGTTCCTTTGTTTTTCTGTTGTACATACGCATCCTGATGATGTACTAAATGTTGATGGACAACATAATGGACTAACTACATTATTCTTAAACATAAATAAACTTTTTGAACTATCTTCTCCCCCATCAACAGATGGTCCATCTATTTGTGTATTATCACTAAATATTGTATCTAATGGATTTGTAAATCCTTGAATAACAAATAAATCTTTATCATCTAATAATGGTACATCATTTGGATACTTCATCCATCCTTCATTATTATCATTTTTTAAGCATAATCCATCATATTTACTAATATTTGGCGCTGGTATAGTAGGTCCGACTGTCTCATTAACAACATCATCAAATGTTCTTGTCTTTACATAATTCTTATCTAATTTATTCTTTTGTTGTGGTTGTTGTTGTGGTTGTTGTTTGGTTTGTTGTGGTTGTTGTTGTGGTTGTTGTTTGGTTTGTTGTGGTTGTTGTTTGGTTTGTTGTGGTTGTTGTTTGGTTTGTTGTGGTTGTTGTTTGGTTTGTTGTGGTTGTTGTTTGGTTTGTTGTGGTTGTTGTTTGGTTTGTTGTGGTTGTTCTGGCTTATTAATTTCTGTTGTGGCTTCAGACGGTTCTATCATTTTATTTTGAAGTAGTAATAAAATTATACACCCCATTGAACATAATTTTAAAACACATTTATCATTATCTAGATTATTTATATATATAATAAATAATAATAGTATTAACATATATATCATTGACATAATTTTATATTATATATATATAAAAAAAAATAGATATTAATATTATTATGGAATATAAAACAAATACGAAATGGAATGTCTGGTATCATTCTATTCGTGATAATAATTGGGATAACAGCAGTTATAAAAAAATTTTTGAAATAACTAACTTATATGATTTATTTTATTTTATAAATAATATTGATGATATTCATTTATTTAATTCAATGTTATTTATAATGAGAGATGGAATATTCCCTACATGGGAAGATGAAAATAATAAAAATGGTTGTATGTTTTGTTATAAGATTAAATCGGATATTATATTGAATGAATTTATAAATATTATAAAATCATTAATATGTGAAAATATACATTCTGATGAAACAAAATATAATCTAATTAATGGTATTTCTATTTCGCCTAAAAAAGAGTTTAAAATATTAAAAATTTGGATTCGTGAAAAGTCTACAGATAAAATATTAAATTATTCTACAAATTATATAAAAAATAATAATATGTTATATAAAAAAAATTAATATATATATATATATAATGAGTGATAAAATTTGCGAATATAGGGTTTTGGGAGTGATACTCCTAGTATTATAGTTATGTTGCTTATCTCGGCATTAATTACAAGTCGTGGTTTAGCACAAGAACTTTTTGCTGGTCAACGTAGAGGAGTGATTATTCATATATTATCAGGTATCTATATTATTGTTTATTTAATTCATTTAAGTAAGAACAGTCTCCTAACAGTTTCCAAATCGAATTCTCATTCTAATAACACAACAACTCCAAACGAAAAAGTAACAGAAGAAGCACCAGATTCTAAGGTGTGTTATGAAGTTTCGTATTATAGTATCCGTTTTTTTTATGACTGCTTATTCTTAACCATTTGTTTTAATTATTTGTTCGGAATTATATGGTTTTATTTGCTTGATATTATTAATTATCAACCTCTATTGGGGTATAGTATAGATGAAATAAAAAATAGGATAGAATACTTACAAGAATCTTTGAATGCCTTAAATCCTTCACTGTTGGGTTCAGAATAAAAATAACTTAAATAAATGGATACATTAATTGTACTAAATATTTTGGTAGATTAATTTTCTTTTCTATTTTTTTATTATATGGATTTTCCAATCCTTTATTTACATTATATAATTCTACATCTTTACATAATTTAAAAATTGTTAAATACATATTATATTATAATATTATATGGTTTTGTTGTATATAAATATCTTTTAATTTCTTTATTTAATTTATTCCAAAAATATAATGGAGCCATCATAGAACACTGACATATCCTCCATTCATCATCATTGCTTTTTATTTGTCTAAAGTTGTAATTTTTATTATATGTATGTGTTGTAATTAAACATGCCTTCTCTTTATATACTAAACATGCTTTAATACAATTTTTATCTTCGCTTTCAATTGCCATTAAAATTCTATAATTTTTTAATTGTTGTCCCTTATTCGTTTTGGGTATTAAACTATTATGAATATCTGTATATCTTTTAAATGGTACATCATTCCATTTACAATTACTATCAGATTCAATGTTTTCTGTTAATAATTCATTAATATTAAAATCATATTTCATTAAACCTGGTGCGTGACCTTGTATACGATAGGCATCTGAATATCGATTACTTTTTCCTAATTTATTCATTATTATTATTAAATTTGATATATAATATAATCATTTATATCAAATTAAATATGCCAGAAATTGGCATTCAAACAGTTGAAACAAAAGATTCTTCTACACAAACTGAATTCACTGTATCTAAAAAAGAAGAAGAAAGGGTTCGATTTTATAATTTTAGATACTTAAAACATGTATACAATACAATAGAAGGAAATACTTATGTGAGGTATTATACATATATACCAGATAATGATAAGCCTTGGGTACATGAAAATAATTTTTATAATACATTAAATGAATGTGCTACTAAAATGGTGCGTGTATATGGTAATAGAAATACGTTAAATGTTTATGATGGAACATTATATTATTTTTATAAAAATGAGTGGATATCTATTAATAATCTAAGAAAATAATCATTTATAGTCTTTCATAATACCTTCATAATCAACATGTCCTTTTTGTATATCTGAATAATCTTTTCTCTGTATTACTTTAACTGGTACAATAAGTAAAAATTTATCTTTTTTTTGTAATTCTTTCCAATACTGATCTAATGCATATTTTGAATCATCATTCGTTTCTATTAATTTTTGTAACCCCCTTTCCCAATGATTTATTAATGTATCATAATATTTTTGTTTAACTATATACGATGTTGTCGTTTGACAATTTTTAACTCTATATATTGATTCATCTAATATATCATATGGTTTAAAATTATTACCACCAAGCAATACAACATCCCATTCTATATTAGAGTTTAATAATTTATTTAATTTTGTATAAGTTTCATCAACATCTATAAATTTAACATCATCCTCAAATATTGCGACATATGGGTATTTATTGTCTCTAGCTTTTTTTAATATAGATAAATGTGATTTACTGCAACCAATTGCTCCATTATAATCTTTTATAGCATCGAATCTTATTGGATTTTTAATTCCAAAATTATTTAATTCGCGAATTGTTTCCATTTTTCTATCTTTTCTTTTTTCTAGATTTATATAATATGTGTTATCAAATAAATTCATTACATTCTTTTCTAAATTAACTTCATCCTCGTGATCATGTTCTTTTTTCGGTATTTTCCAACATCTATCTTTTGAACAGTCTCCATATGTTCTTTCTAAATAACTTATATAGTTATTTGGTATTTTTATTTCTATATCTTTTAACACACCAGTTGATAAATTATCAATATCATCACAATTATACCACTCTGTATGTTTCCATCCTTCTTCAACTGATTCATATTTGTTATCTTTTTTTTCATAATTAATAATATCTATAAATATTTTATTTTTATTATAGTCTCCATCTTCTCTATGTGTTAATATTTTTATAAGTTTTCCCGGGAACTTTTCAACCACATGTAATCCAGCTTTTTTAAATTCTTGAAATAATTCATTCTCTTCTTTAATACATTTTGATAATCTATTATAGTCTTTTTCATTCATCCCCAGATCAATATAATCATCGTGTTCTATTATTTTTTTATCTCTGATACATCCTAATAAAGTACCCGCGGTTGCCCAATATTTAATATTATATTTTTCAAATATATCTATCGATTTTTTAATATTATTATACAATGTTTCGTGTATAATATTATATTCTTTATTTGTGTAATATTCAATAACATCTTCATCAACACAAAAAGTATCGTATATTAAATATAGATTTAATAAATATAATACAAAAATCAATAAATATTTCATATAATTTATATAATATATTATATATATTATATATATGAGTGAAGAAGAAACTAAAGAAACAAAATGTGATAATGTAGTAAAATATGATAATATGATTATTTATTTACTAGTTATTGGTTTTATAATCTCCTTTTTCCTCCCTTCATTTTTAGCATTGATGATGTTAGCTGGTGACAATGGTACTACTTATGCAAAATCATTATTAATATATTTAATCATTCATTTTTTCATATTAATAACTGTTATATTTTTCGTAATATACAATATTTCTAATACAAAACCCACTTCTTACAATGAAAATAATGAATGTAATCCTAATACATGGCGTTGGGTAGCTATCGGTTTTTCTATTGGTACTTTATTCTTTTGTTTAGTTATTAGTTCTGGTTATTGTTATTCTAATCTACAAGAAATCGGAGAATATGAGTAATTTTTAGATATTTAAGAAGATTAAAACAAATTATCAATTATTTTTATTAATAATATAATCACGTGTTATACCCTTTTTGTTTAATAAATTTTTATAAAAATCATCTAATTCCAATTTATCTATCAACCATTGCTTCCATTTTAATTTTGGCATATAATCTAAATTAATTGATAATATCTTATCCATTAATTTATTCATAAATATATCTGTTGATATTGTACTGGATTGTAATTCAATTGGTATTGGTATATTTTTAAGCTCACACTGATCAATATAATTTTGAAATAGTTTTTGTTTTTCTTTATATCTAGTTTGTATATTTTCAATTTGTTTTAACTCATATTTCTCAATATGAATGATATCTCGATGAATATCATTTAACATAGTGTACATTAATTCATGTTCATCTATCATATCATTTTTTGTTTTTAATGATCCATAATAATCTATAACTTGTTCTATAAATGTTATGATTATTTGCTCAACCTGTTCTCTCTTATAATCTTTTGATATTGTTAAATATCCAACAACATTATTATCAAGATATCTTTCAATTCTCCATGAACCTTTTTCAATTATATTATTTTGTGAATATGCTAGCATTATTGCTATTTGATATTTATCAACTTGAATGTCTGATATATAATGGTCTTTGAATTGTTCAATATCTTGTTTTGTTATTGTGTTTTTGTGCTTACATTCTACCATTATTTTAAAATCATTAAACACACATATTCTATCTCCACTACCTTTAATATTACTTGTATCTTCTACATATGCAAATCTATCGGTTTTTTGTATTAATTCTGTTGTTATCATATCTTCAAACTCATCTCCTTTTTGGTTTGTATTTAAATGTTCTTTCGGTTTCAACATTTCAATATCTCGTTCTTGTTTCTCAATTAATTTTTGTTTTTCCTCAACTATCATGTTATAAACACGTTTTCCTTCTTCAAAACCTTTGATATAGTTATTGTGGGATTCTTGTTGTATTTTTAATATTTCTCTATCTTTTTCTTGATACATTTTTTCGAAATTATATTTTAGATCATCAAACATTGATTCCATATTTGGATTATTTTTATTGATTAATTGTAAGATATCTTCATCCGTTCGTTCATTTAATTTTAATGAGCTATAAATTATTTCACCTAATTGAATTATAATACTTTGATGAAATAAATTACATGAATTGTATATATTCATTTTAATTAATCTTATTTTTTTTTCTCTATATATATATATATATAGAATGGATGATAATAGCTTGCTTGTGATTATTTTGGCGTTTATCTTGGGATGTATGTGCTCGGGGATGATGAAGCAGATGTGTGGTGGTCGTTTAGTTTAAGGGGCACTATTACCGTCTTATTCTATCTGTCAGAAAAATTCGCAATGCGCTTCCGGGCATTGCAGAGGTAATATGGGCGGGTTTGCCAATGGTCATTGTAAATAAATTTCCGTAATATATGAATAATTTATAAAGTTCAATAACATCTTTTTTTGATTGTAGAATAAATTTTAACTATTAATACTTTGATGAAATAAATTACATGAATCGTATATATTCATTTTAATTAATATTATATTTTTTTGTTTATATATATATATAATGCTATCTAAATTAAAATCTAGTAAACGCGGATATAAACAGAAAGTTGGTGGTCAAGTAGACTGTAACAATTTATATGTTGAAGATAAGATTATATGGGATAAAATGGTACCAAAGGATGAATTAAATGAAATCGCATGTAAAATATTTACTACCAATAATACTAATGATATAGATGAAGAAAAACTAAAAGATATGGTATTAGAATGGTATGATGATGAACAATTCAAGAAATCAATAATAAAATATGTATTATATGTTCTTGGTTGGTATATTTTATATATAATAGTTTTCCTATTTTTTAAATTTTTATATCGCGATAATGACGATGATGATGATAAGGAAATTTTTAAAGGTAGTTGGGTTGATTTTAAAATATATTCTGTCATATGGACGATTATTGGATTCTTCTTAATCGTTTTACAATTATGAAGGTTAGTATAATAATTGACATATTAATATTATGATGACAATACGAAAAAATAATTTATTTATTAAATAAAATATTTAAATAATGTTCCATCATACCGTAATATACGAATAATTTATATAATTCAATTACATCTTTTTTGGATTGTAGGTAATGTTCTCTAGGTAATTCTTCACCAACATAAAATTCTGACATTTCAATATATTCTTTAGAATAACTATTAATCCAATCTTTGTATAAATCATTATTTTGTTGATATTCTCTTTCAGAGTCAGAAAGACAATTATAATAATCTTGACGCGTTCTTTTAGTATCATCTCTTTCAGATATATATTTTGTTAAATTTTTAAAATCATTATCAAGATTATTAGAATCAATAGATATCTTATTTAATTTATTTTCCAATTCATCTAAATTCATTTATATACTTTAATAAATCTATTATTTATAACTTTATATTTATACTTAATATTTTTCTTAAATGTATCTAAATTATAATTAAAAGGTATAAAAAATATCACTAGTTTACATTTATCTTTATCAAATAAATCATTAATAATACATATCATATTTATCCCCCCTAAATATAAATTCATATATTTTTGTTGGTTATAATCTTTTCCACCCCATGGAGGATCAAATATAACAACATCTTGTTTTAATCGATTCATTATTGATATATAATCATTTTTATACAATTTATAATTCTTAAATCCATATACTTTAAAATTATTTTCAATTATTTTTTGGTGGAACTCACTAATTTCAACGGTCTTAACAAATTTAAATTTATTCATTAAATAGATACTAGTTCCACCAATTCCTCCTGTACCATCAGTTATTATTAAATCATAAGAACCCATGTGATTGTATATAATTTTAATCAGTTCATTCGCATCTTTGTGTCTCATAATACTATATCTACCAATATCACTTACTTTCAATTTAATAATCTAATTTGGGTATATTTAAAAAAGATTTACGTTTATCTTTAATAGACATATCAAAATATTTGTTCTTAATTTCTGGTTTAAATTTTATTCTTTTTCTATCGTTACATATATTTTTATTATCCATTTAATTATATATATTTAAAAGGATAATTTTATTAGATAATAAATGGATATAGATGGATTGGTAGTTATTAGAGATGAAAATTTACATCAAAATGTATATGAGTATATTCAAACTAAAGAACTAGATGTAAAAGATATAAATGATATATTTATAGTATATTTTTCAATGTTAAGGGATGGATACTGTTTTACAATGGATAGAAATCAACTAATGGCATGTTTATTAGATATAACATATGTACTAAATCCAAGTAACGATAATATGGAAATTGTAAAACTTAATATGGTTAATGAAGATGAAGATGATGATGAAAGTGAAAGTGATTAAGATAATAATAGTGAATAAATCTTAAAATATTTTTTTTATATAATATAAATTATAATGAATAATATAATATTACTATTAATATTATTTATTTACTGGTGTATTATAAATCCACCATGTAATAATATAGAGGGCTTGATTATAAATAATGATAATAATTTTAAAGAAAGTGATAAAAAATTTATACCATATACATCAAAAGGATACAAATTAGCAAATGATTATTATACTATTCCAAATAAATGTTATAAGAGAACTAATGGATTATTAGATACATTAATTAGAGAAGATCCAAAATACAATAATTATTTAAAAGATTTTCCATATGATGATCCGAACATAGATAATAATTATAAATTAGAATCAAAAAAAACATTTTTATCACAATTTCAAGATATAATATTACACGATGATGGTGATAAAAGGAAAAAGAAAAAATATAAATTTAATAATAAAAAAGATAATTTAATGATATATGATCCATTAGATTCCCTATATTATATTGATATGGATATTGATATAATATCCGAATGTGAATAATTTTTATTCATATGAATATGAATAATCATCATCATTATAATCCTCAAATATTTTACTTCTATATTTAGAATACTTAATACCAATATATTTAATTATATAAATAAAAATGATAGATATAATACATGATATACCAATTAATAATAATAATATTAAAATTGTTTTATATTCTTTAATTAGATAATATAAATAATTTAAAAATCTTTCTTTTTTTGAAACAGGTTTTGTGAAATTTTTAACAATATCAGTAAAAAACTTCATAATAATATATATATTTATATATTATATATAAATATATATTATGAGTGAATGTAAAATATCAATATATTTGGCATATGGTATGTTACTATATATATTTACATCTATATATTATTTAATAATAACATATAATATTGGTACGCCGTTTAAAGATAGTTTAACACAAGAACAGTTATATATTAAACAAGAATCTGTATTAGTAAGAAAGCGGGTATTTTATACAGGTATTATAATTGGAGTATTTTTTATATGTATATGGAGACCATTTAAAACATGTTAAAATAATAATAATTTGAATAATATAACAATTAATAATAATAATAAAGGAATATGTATAAATCAAGGAGTTCGCCATCTTTGACGACAATAATTGAATGTGATGTTGAAGAAGAGGATAATACTTTTAAAAAATCAAACAGTTCACCTGAATTTATAAAAAAAAATATATATAAAATAAGAGGAGAGGGTGAATTAGGGATAGAATTATCAAAAAAAGATAACAAAGCGGTAATAGTAAATATATTAGAAGGATCATACGCATACAAAAAAATACCAATTAATTTAATAAATCTATATTATATTTATAGAGTAAATGATTTTGAAATTACAACATTTGATTGTATATTAAAATATATAAATCTAATATGGAAACGCGATAATGAAATAGTATTAGAATTTAAAGAATTTAAAGAATTTTCAAACGCGGATAAAAAACTAGACAAATTTTATAAAGATAATAAATTACATGAATATATAAAATTATTTAATGATATTGGAGTAAGAACATTTGAAGATTTAAAATTTTTAGAATTACAAGATTTTAAAACAATGAATATACCAGGTGAGATAATAGTGAATATATGTAAATATATTGGAATAGAAATACCAAAATCAATATATTTAACGAAATTTATGAGTACAAAAGAAAAACAGAAGATAATAACAGATAATAGTACTAAGGATGTTATAATATATATACAAAGTGATGACGGGTGGTTATGTATTTAATAAATATTAATATTTCTCATAAAGGAATTATTTAATTTAAATATTTCATTAATTAGATCATTTTTGAAATCATCATATGTAAAAAAAAATTCATCACGTTTAGTTGTTTTTTTTAATTCATATGGTTCTATTTTATATGAAAAAATATTATCTAAATTAGTTTTATTAATTAACATAATATCAATTAATTTAAATATAAATTTATTTAGTAGATCACTACCATCAATAGATTTATCATGAATAATTAATTTACATGAAGATATGGTTTTTTTACATGGATAAGTACAATCCATATCATCTAAAAAGCATAATTTGTTATGTACATATATTGAGGGATCCATTTTTTCAACTTTTATAATTTTATCGCATATAGATTTAATAATTGGATATAATTGTTTTTTTTTATAATGATCTAATTTAATTGGATCATTTAGTATACTTTTTAATTCTTGTAAATAGTTATATCTTACATATATTTTACCCCAATTTGGATATAGTTTACTATCTGGTGAATTTAATTTTATTTTTTTATATACTTTTCCAACAATACCATTATATTCAGTTTTAGTATATATAGTATACATTTTAGAATTTAAATTAATATTTACGACAGATAAATCATATGTTTCACCAATAGTGAAATTATCTATATTTAATACTTCTAAATGTTTTTCAATAATTTCTGATGTTTTAAGATATGTTATAATATTATTATTAAATAATTGATTTAAATTATTTTCAAAATTATAAAAATCATTAAATATATAACTATCATCTTTAATTTCGTTATAAATTATTTTTTTATCAACATCTCTAAGATCCATATTTCCCATTACAATATATTTTGTTTTATTAATTGTTTTTTTAACAGGTATATAATTATTGTTAATTATAACATTTGTAATTTTATTGTTTTTATCTACAATAATACCATTAATAACGGTAGTAATTGAAAGAAAATCATTACATTTATTTATAAAATCAATTGATTCATTAATATTATATAAATTAAATTTATCTAATGAATATATTAATTCATAATCATTTCTATTAATAATTGGTTGTGGATTAATAGGTAATAATAATTTATTATCATCAACTAAGTGAGACACTTGATTATATGAATCAACAACAAATGATTTTATAATTATATTATTCTCTTTTAATATATTAATTTTATCATATATCTCACAGGTATTTATATCTATCATATTTTTTATAGTAGCTAAACTAGTTTGTAATAGAACATTAGATTTTATTTCTGGTGTAGGATTTGAAGTATTAAAAACATTATAATCTAATTTAAATATAGATATATCTATATTTTTTTTAATATTATCTTCATATTTTTTTTCAGGCCAAAATGTTCTATAAAATAGTGGTTCATAAAAATTAGATTTTTTTAATATTATAATATATTTATTGTTTAATGGAATAAAATTATTTAATGGTAATTTTAATTTAATATCATTATAAATATGTTCTAATACAATAATATTATGATCATATAATATTTCTAATATAGGTAAAACATAATGATCATCTTTAAAATCATCACTTTTTATATACAGTATATAATTTTTCCAAGATATATATAAATTGAATAAATAATTAATATAACTTCCATTTTCGGATTTATTCAAGAAAATAATTAAATCACTAATACTTTTATATACAGGTATTTTAATATTTTTTCTAAGTGAATCATTAGATTCATTGATCCATGTACAGAAAGATTCAATATCATCATTACTTAATTCAGAAAATTCTTTCTTGAAATAATTTATTATTTTACCCATACACTGAAATTTTTCAATAGATATGTTAATTATATCATCTAATATTTTATTTACAGTAATTCCTAAGCACTTAGACACTGAACGAATAAATGAAATATTATCTTGTTCTATACCTAACTTAACAAATCCAAAAGGAACATTATCTGTATTTTTTGGTCTATTTAGATAAATTAATAAATCAATATCTAATTTTAAGTTTTTACACATTTCATCATATTTTTTTTTAGAATCATTTAATGAATTCGTTTTATATTCTTTTAGTTTTTCTTTAGTAATTAAAGAAACTTTATTTTTAGCTACACCACTTTTTTTATCTAATGATAAAAAATTATTTGTTTGATTAAAAAATTCTTTAAAGCTATCAAAGGGTTGACTATATGAATTAATTGGAGATGGTGTAACGGATGATATATAATCTGTATCAGTTGATTTTTTTTGAATTCTTTTACCAAAACAGCATGGCATAAGTACATTATCAGATCTATATCTTTTATCTTCTAAAAAATCTACATAGAATTCACTTACATCTCTATCATCTCCCCACCATTTACTAGTTCTATCAAGTACTGTTTTTTTCGTTTTACCACTTTTTTGAGTATATGGAATTATTTCAGACCGTTTTTGTTCTTCAGTCCAATTAGGATTATTAGGATCCAAACTTATATTTCTTGAAATATCCCAATATTTAGGACATATATAATGAAGATTTTTATCAACACCAGTAGTAATAACATTACTATAAGAATTTGGACCCGAACCAATATTTGTAGAATTATTAATATTTTCTAATTCATCATCATTAACAACAATGGGTTGTCTTTTTGATGTACCATCACATATTCTAGTATATGTATATTTTGACCCAGATGGTGATACAATAAGTGGATCAAATTTAAATAATTTTGGATCTCTACTACTATCTGTTAGTCTATTTATATAATATCTTGATATATCATATTCAGATCTAGGTGATGACCCTTCACTTTTACTACTACCACCTGATAATAAATTAAAATCAAATGAATTATTTGAATCATCGCTTGTGCTAATATATGACAACAAATCATCAATTCCAATGATATCATCATCTGTAATATTTATTTTTTTTTCAGAAGTATTAATAGTTCTTTCTAAAATATCATCTAATCCAAGAATAATATCATCATCTTGAACATTATTTATATTAAATGATATTTTTTTCGATTTATTTTCTTTAACAATTGATTTAAAATACATTTCATTTTTTTTATCAGTTTTTAATAGATATTTTTGATATAATCTAGTAAATGAATATATTAATTTAGAAATTCTTGTTAATTCAGGAAAACTATTTATATCATTTAATTCAAATAACATATCGACATTGTTTCTATTAAAAATATTCATCTCTACACCTGGCTCATCAGCAATTATTGTATGAATTTTTTTATTATCTAAAATATTTTGTTTTTTTATAGATAACCATTTACTATACTCATCATCTGCTTGTAAATAAGATATAGAAAAAATATCTACTAATTTATTTATAATATCATTTCTTGATAAATTTAATCTTGGATTACTAAGTGATGATATTATAGATGATATTGTATCAATATTATTATAATTATTAACTCGCTTATATCTCAAGTATATACTATCTTTATCATTAACATATAAATATTTTTCATCAATAATTCTAGTATATGGATTCATATTTTTAAAAAATGTTAATATATTTTCTTTAAGAAATTGAACTTTTTTAGATTTACTAACGAAATTACTCATTCTATATTTTATAATACAATTAATGTATTCTACTTTTGTTTTTTTATTATTATTTTTAAGTACATCAAGATCTAACAAAGGTAATTCAACAAAAAAGGATTTATATTTTTTTATTAATTTGTTATAATCTATAAAAATATCATTTAATTCTTTATCAGTAATATTAATTGAATTATGATTATCTATTACAATATCAATTTTACCAGTAAAATGTATTATAATGGAATAATAAAAATTTATTTTATTAATATTTAAAAATTTTTTAAGAACGATAACATTATTATTAAATATATATCTATTAAATCCTAGTATATTATTTTTATTAAAATCTTTTATCCATCTATTAATTAAATTTTTATTTATTAAACTATTTACAGATATAATAGATGGTTTATGTATTTTATAATATGAATTATTGTAATCATCCAATACTAATTTTATAAATGGAATTGATTCATCTAATATAATTTCCGCGAAAAATTTTATGATATTAACTTGATTATCATTATTATTAAAAATATTTAATTTAACAAATGAATAATAAAATCCATCACATGTTTTATCATCTATTTCAACATCATTAATAACAGATATTAATTTAGATGTATTTGATAATATATTTTCTATATCATTATTTTTACTATCATTTTTTTTTAAAATATTTGTAGCATATGGCCAATACTTTTTAATAATACCATTTATATATAGTTCAATATCGGGTAATTCAGGTAACCAATTATCTTTTGTATATTCCTTATTAATACTGATTCCATGTAATTTATAAAAATCATATAAATGAATAAAGTATATTTTATCTATATCATAATTTTCTAACAATAAATTGCTATTATTTTCAATATTTTTATATTTAACAACACCACTTCTATATACAAATTCATAATCTATATCTAATGTAGGGATTCCAGTTTCTTTATCATATTTAAATAATATAGATTCTTTTTTTTTGTCATTTAAATACCACATATAAATAAAATTTCCAGTGGTTTTATAATCAGTACAATAACTAGATATTTTATTACTGACATTTAAAATGGTGTCATCATCATATAAATATTCATTTATTTTTTTGTATGATTTATCAACATCTGATTTTTTTGTAAATACAAATTTTTTTTTATTTAAATAATTAATAACTTGAATGTCTTTAAATTTAATTATTGGTTTACAAGAATCAGACATGCTATTATAATTATAATGATATAATTTATTTAAAAATATACGGTGTTTCTTGAATTAATTGATTACAATAATATTGAGGATTTTTTGAATAATCTATTGGTTTATATACATTACATTCTTCTGCTTTTTCTAATAATTGACGCATATTATCCCAAAATTCAGGAGTATGTTGTTCTGTTATTGTCATAATATGTGCTAATTCATGTATTATTATAAACATACATGAATTAATATCATCTAATAATTTATTATTTTTATCTCGTATACATATTGCTATTTCTTCACCTTTATTTACATTATATGCCGTATATTTAGATTTATCTACTAATTCAAATAAACTATTTGGATTATATAATTCTTTCAATCTTTTAAAATTTGTTTTATCTATATGTTTACAGTGTTTTATAAGTTTAAGAATATTACTATTAATTTTAGCAAGAAAATTAGCCGCATCTAAACTATCGGGTAATTTAGCTACCATATAAACTCTATCATCCAGAGTTGATTTTACAGATGTAACATCCTTATTTTTATTGAGATAATTCATAATACACATAAATGATAGTAAAATAATTAATAATATAGATACATTAGAATTTTTATATTCTTGTGTCATTAATATTATAATACCTTATATAAAAATTTGATAATAAATTAATAAATAATATTAACACTCTAGTAATGGATATTCAAATATTAGATATATCAACCGACGATGTAGATGATGAATTTATTGTTAGTATTTATGGAAAAAATAACAGAAATATTAATGTTATTTTACATGTGAATGGATTCAAACCATATTTTTATTTAAAAGTACCGAATAGCTATACAGAAAAATATTGTAAAGATATCTTATTGAAAAATATATATTATAAATATGAAAATTATATTGATATTAAAAATTCTGAATTTAAATTAAGATCGTATAAAGAATTTTTTAATTATCACATAGATGAAAATGAAAATATAAAAAAATTCTCATTTATGAAATTAATATTTCACAATTATAGAGGTTTTCTTCAAATGAAAAGGAAAATAATAGAATACTACACTAATAATATTAATAACACAAATCCTAAAGTTAAAAGTTTTATTAAATGTAATAATAAAGATTGTGAATCATGTTTATATGAGGCAAATATCCCACCACTAATTAGATTTATTCACAAATTAAAAATAGAACCGTCTAATTGGATTAATATTCAAAATTATATAACTATAGATGATCCTGATTTTAAGGTACTTGAATTATCAGTACATCTTAATAATGTTAAAAAAATAGATAATAACAATATTAGTAATTATAAAATAGCATCTTTTGATATAGAATGTGATAGTTCTCATGGTGATTTCCCATTAGCCATTAAAGATTTTAAAAAACCAGCATTAGATATGATTGAATGTTATAGTATAAAAATGAAAGAGTATTGTGAATACACTATAGAACAAAAAATATATATTATAAAATGTATTGTATATTCATTATTTGATCTAGATACAGAAGATTCAATAGATATTGATAAAATTTATTTATCAACAAATAAACCAAATATTGATGATAATTTTGAATTATTTTCAAAAAGTTTCATATCAATGATTGATAAATGTCATGAAGATAAAAAATTAAGAGATAATGCTATTAAATATATTTCAAACAGTTTATCTAAATTAAAAAGTAAAAATAAAAAAATAAAAATTAAAGGTGATCCAATTATTCAGATTGGAACAGTTTTTAAGGAATATGGCAATGATAATATAAAAAGAGTAATTATAGTTATTCCAAATGAATCAAATGATGTAGATATATGTGATGATATTGATGGAATCGATGTTGTAAGGTGTAGTAATGAAAAAGAATTGATTAATGAATGGATTAATTTAATAAATATAGAAGATCCTGATTTCATAACTGGATATAATATATTGGGATTTGATTTTAATTATATCCATAACAGAGTTACTGAATTATTTAATAGTTCAACAAATAATATTAAATTTAATAAAAATATTGAATATAATTTAGGTAGAATAAATATTAATTATTCAAATAAATATTATAATAAAAAAAATGTATATAAAAAAGTATTCAAAAAGGATATAGAAGATAATAATGATTTCAATGATAAATCATATATTAATATGGATGGTCGAATTATATTTGATGTTCAAAAAGAAATTGAAAAATCGAATAATTTAGAATCATATAAATTGGATTCAGTATCTTCATATTTTATGAGAGGCCAAATAAAAAATATTAAAAAAATTAAACTCATAGATGATAATAAAATACTTCATAATCTAGTATTAGAAGTTAATACAATCAGAAATCTTAAAATAAATGATTATATAACAATAAATACTTATAGTAATATTGGGGAAATGTTATATAAAGATGGTGTAAAATTTAAGATAATTAATATTATTGATAATTATATTACAATAGATATTACAAATCATAATGTTAATAAAAAAGAACTTTTAAATTATAATAAACTTGAGTGGTGTTTAAATAAAGATGATGTTTCTCCATATGAATTATTTAATTTACATAAAAATGGAGGGGGTTCAGGTAGAGCTAAAATAGCAAAATATTGTATTCAAGACTGTGAATTATGTATTAATTTAATATTGTTATTAGATATTATTCCCAACAATATGGGAATGTCTAATGTATGTAATGTACCATTAAATTTTATATTTTCTAGAGGACAAGGTATTAAAGTTACATCTGTTGTATCAAAAATATGTGATATTAAAAATACAAGAATTCCAACATTAGTTGATCAAAGTCATGATAATTCGGGTTATGAAGGCGCCATTGTATTAGATCCAAATCCAGGTATATATATTGATGATCCTATTGCCGTATTAGATTATGCTTCACTTTACCCATCATCTATTATTGAAGAGAACTTATCACCAGAAACACTTGTAGAAGATAAAGAATATATAGATAAATTAAAGAAAGAAAATAGATTAAATGACGTATGTAATATTATTGAATATGATAATTATGAAACAATATTAGTTGGTAAAACTTATAAAAAAATAATTAATAAAGACAAACCAATTGAAACATGTTATTTTATTAAAAATAAAAGAATTAAAGATAGAGGTGTAATTATTCCAGAGTCAATGGGAATTATACCAACTGTATTAAAAGATTTATTAGATGAAAGAAAAAATACAAAAAAGAAAATGGCATTAGAACCAGATGAATTTAAAAGAAAAATATTAGATGGTTTACAATCAGCATATAAGGTAACTGCTAATTCAGTATATGGTCAATTAGGAGCAAAAACAAGTACAATATTTAAGAAAAAAGTAGCGGCGTGTACAACATCAGTTGGAAGAAAACATATTGATGATGCTAGAAGAGGAGTTATTGAGTGGGCAGAAAAGGAAAAATTAGAAAAACCAGAAATAATATATGGTGATACAGATTCTGTATTTATTAAGTTTTCTAGAAAAACTATAGATGGAAAAATATTGACAGGTGATGATGCTATAAAATATACAATTGACTGTGGTATGAAATCAGGTGAATATATAACAAAAAATATATTATCATATCCACAAGATTTAGAATATGAAAAAACATTTTATCCATTTATATTAATATCCAAAAAACGTTATATTGGCGATAAATATGAAACTATTAAAGATGTTGATAATAAAAAATTTAAAAGAACATCAATGGGTATTGTTACAAAAAGAAGAGATAATGCACCAATTGTTAAATATGTATTTGGTAATATTATTGAAAAAATTATTATTGATAAAAATTTAGATAAAACCATAGAATGGTTAGACAAAACATTAAATGATATTAATAATGGAAAATTTAGTATTAATTATTTCATAATAACAAAATCATTAAGAGGATATTATAAGAATCCATTAACTATTGCACATAAAGTATTAGCAGATAGAATAGGTGAGCGTGATCCTGGAAATAGACCAAAAGCCGGTGATAGAATACCATATGTTTATAAAAAATTAACATATGAAGAATTATATAATACTAATAGTTTATACAAAAGTGGTCCAAAAAAAGGAACACCTAAATGTAAAAAAGTTTTACAGGGGGATAGAATAGAGTTACCGGATTATATAAAAAGTAATAATGTAGATATAGATTATTCATTTTACATATCAAATCAGATCATGAAGCCAGTTGAACAAGTATTAGAATTAGACAATAAATATAATAAAGGTGTATTTCAAAAATATATAAATTAATTTATGTTAATTTCTCCAAAATTTTTTTCTATGTTATAATATATAAAGAATGGGAGGAGGATTAATGCAGCTTGTCGCATATGGTGCACAGGATATTTACCTAACATCTAACCCGCAGATTACTTTTTTCAAGGTAGTTTACCGCCGACACACTAACTTCTCTAGAGAGGTTATTGAACAGACCTTTTCGGGTAATGCCGGAGCAGGTAAAAATATTAATGTAACTATTTCACGAAATGGTGATCTAGTACATAAATTATATTTAGAAACACCGTCACACAATGTACCTAATGCTAGTTCATCTGCATTCAATTTAAATAATCCCGGTCATTCTATGATTGATAATGTTGTACTTGAGATTGGTGGACAGCAGATTGATAAGATATATGGTCATTGGATGGAAGTATGGGCTCGCCTATCAGAGAAAAATGAATATGCTTTAACTTCGTATCCATCGAATATCGGTACGACACTTGGAAGGATTAGTGGAACGAATGCTAAAATAAGTTTCCCCACAAATGGGGGACAAGCTAATGCTTCACACGCTCCTGTTTTATACCCGGCTTCTCGCTATCAGCAAATTTCTGGTGGTGGGGGTGTATCCAGTACCCCACCTGCTGGTTTTAATTCCTCGTTGACTAAAAGCGATGGGGTACATTACCCTGAATATTCGATACCATTACCATTCTGGTTCTGTAGAAATCCTGGACTTTCTCTACCACTTATTGCTCTACAATATCATGAGGTTAAACTAAAGATTCAGTTTTCGAATAATGTATTTTTAGAAAAAGGATCATCACAGGCTGACAAAATTTCTGTATGGGCTGAATACATTTACCTAGATACACCAGAGCGTCGCAGATTTGCCCAGGGTACACATGAATATCTAATTGAGCAATTACAGAGATTCGATGGAACCACTCCCACTACAAGTGCCAGTAGAACCAATGCCACGTTCGATCTAAATTTCAATCATCCTGTTAAGGAACTTATATTCTGTGGTAACTTCGATGATAAACATTATGGTGCTCTACCTGGTATCGCCGATGCTAATACTCAAGTTACACTCAAGCTAAATGGTCATGATCGCTTCAGTGCTGATAGAAGATGGGCGTATTTTTCAAAGACTCAGATATTAGAGCACCATACTGGCCCGGGTAATTTACATAATGGCGGTGACGAGGGATTCCCCTTCGGTAAAGATTGGCATGGTGGTGTTTGGGGTGATCACGTCGCCAGAGATCAGATAGGTGTTTATTCTTTTGCTCTAAAACCTGAGGAGCATCAGCCATCGGGAACATGTAACTTTTCTAGAATTGATAGTACAAGATTATCATTTAAACATTTATTTGCTAATAACGGGTCTTCTATCGATATTGTTATATATGCTGTAAATTATAACGTACTTAGAATTATGAGCGGTATGGGTGGTCTAGCATACTCTAACTAAGTAACTAATTAACTAATTTAGTTAATATTTTTTTTAAATAATGTGTTGTTTATTTATTTTTTTTCTATATTATATTATAACATAGAAAATGGGAGGAGGATTAATGCAGCTTGTCGCATATGGTGCACAGGATATTTACCTAACATCTAATCCGCAGATTACTTTTTTCAAGGTAGTTTACCGCCGACACACTAACTTCTCTAGAGAGGTTATTAAACAGACATTCGATGGTACACCAAGTGCCGGTAGTTTTATGAATGTCACTATTTCGCGTAATGGTGATTTAGTACATAAGGTATATTTAGAAACACCCGCTAAAAAATTAGACACTGGAAGATTAGCACATAATCCAGGACATTCATTAATTGATTATGTTGAGCTTGAGATTGGTGGTCAGCAGATTGATAAGATATATGGTCATTGGATGGAAGTATGGGCCCGCCTAACACAGAAAAATGAAACATCTGTTGTTGGATTTCTCGATGCCGCAGGACATGATTCATTTGTGCAAGTTAGTGGATTACCATCAAGCGTTACTGTGGCGTATAATGAAAAAGCGCAGAATATACCCCAAGACAAGCCAGATAATAGTTCTCACGTAACTGTACATAGACCATCTACTAGATATCAAAAATTAGCTGGAGGGGGTGGAATAACTTCACATCATCCAGATAATACAGGTGTAGCACAGATAACTACTAGGGATATTCCCGAATTATCTATTCCATTACCTTTCTGGTTCTGTAAAAATCCTGGTTTATCTCTTCCTCTAATAGCTCTTCAATATCACGAGGTAAAATTAAAACTTAAATTTAGTAATAGAATAAGTTCTGGGGGTGGATTTTATTTTAATAGTGGCGATGATTTAAATATATGGGCAGAATATATATACCTTGATACACCAGAACGTCGTCGATTTGCTCAGGGTACTCATGAATATCTAATTGAACAAGTACAAAGAAATACCGGTATTTCTACTAGACCTGGTAATGGCTCATATTGTAATGCTACTATAGATCTAAACTTTAATCACCCTGTTAAAGAATTAATTTTTGCTGCAGATTTCTATAATAAGACAGATTGGTATGGTGTTCTTCCTGGAATAGCTAATTATAAAACAAATTTAACTCTTAAGTTAAATGGACACGATCGATTCAGCGCTAATAGAAGATGGCAATATTTCTCAAAAACACAAATATTTGAACATCATACTGGACCGGGTAATTTATATGGTGGTTTAGAGGGCGTTATGTCTAAAGAACGGAATGATAATAATGCTTCTGGAAGTGATGTTGTTGATTTTGGAAAGTTAGACCAAATAGGGGTTTATTCATTCGCATTAAAACCTGAAGAACATCAACCATCTGGTACATGTAACTTCTCAAGAATTGATAGTACACGTCTAATTATAAATGATCTTTATTCAGGTGTTAATGGTGATGCTATAGAATTGGTTGTGTATGCCATTAATTACAATGTACTAAGAATTATGAGCGGAATGGGTGGTCTTGCTTATTCTAATTAATTTTGTTTATTTAAAACTATAATTTTATATATATATAGTATAAAAAATACATGTTATCAGGTAATAAAGGTTTAACAAACCATGGAAATACATGCTATATGAATTCTATATTACAATGTTTATCACATTTATTAATATTTCATCCAAATAATAATAAATTAATGAACGATTTTAATAATAATAATAATTTATTTAAAGAATGGTTAAATCTTAATAACAGCTTATGGAGAAATACTAGATCTCATGTTGTATCAACTAAAGAATTTATTATTGAATTTATTAATGAATTAAATAAAAATAATATATCTTTTTTTAGTTTTGATCAGAATGATTCAGAGGAATTTTTACATACATTATTAGATTTTTTACATAAATCTATAAAAAAAAACTGTAAAGTTAAATTAAATAATAAAATTAAAGATAAGTTAATTATGGAATGTTCTAAAAAATGGGAAAATAGTTTTTCAAATGATTATTCATATATAATAGATCGTTTTTATTCTCAAATGATAACATCAACAAATTGCCCCGAATGTAATTATTGTTCTAATACAATAGACCCATTTTTAATATTACAATTAGAAATTAATAATAATATGAATACATTAAATGATGCTATCGAAAAATATAATGATTGTAAATTAGATTCATCTAATCTATGGACATGTGATTCATGTCACAATAAAGTTAATGCTAATATCGGTATTAAGTTTTCTAAAACATCTGATGTTATGATTATTCAGTTAAAAAAATATAAGAATCTTAATCAGTTTATAGAATATCCAGAAATATTAGATATTTCTAATTATTCATATGATTATAATAATAGGGGGACTAAATATAATTTAATTGGAATGTGTATACACAGTGGTGATTTAAATGGAGGGCATTATTATGCTATCTGTAAAAATTTATTAGATGATAAGTGGCGTATGTATAATGACACTAGTGTATCTTATATAGATAACCATTTACAACAAAAACCTTATCTACTATTTTATAAACGATAAAGATATCAAGTTTTGAAGATAAAAAATAATTTGAATTTTTTGTTTTTTTTTCCTTTTACCTAGAGCTACAACGAGCTCGGTCCAAGTTTCACACGCAAAAACAGAGGTTTGAGTGAGTGGCACAACGGTAAAAAATGAGTGATCCAATGTGGGTGACTCTCAATGGTGCACGGTATCCGATCGAGCGCTCAAATGAACCTCGAAAGCTCGGACCTGGAGAATGGGCTGTAGATCTGGAAACTTTCGTTCACTCAGGTTGTGGGTTGATGACGATCAAGAATCTTACAGTAGAGGAAGCAATGCGGGTTCGGGATTTGAATCGCAAGCTTCGGTTTCAGAGAGCGGGAACAGGCGAGTGTGTAACAATTGATGATGACGGATGCGAATTGATCTGGTGCAAGGAAACGAATCTTTTGTACGAAAAGATGGGAGAAGACGAATCCCCCATGAAGAACAGTTTTACAGGCGAAATCGACGAACATTATTCGGAGAAGTTACATGCGATATGTATGGGAAAGATGGTCAAGGATGGAGATCAATGGGTACCCGAAGATAAGGCGAGTTGGAACAAGAGTGACGATAGTTCGGAATAAAGGAGGTGATTTATATCACATGTGCCGATCGTAACGGCAAATGGTAAGAGTTGGGAACTCTATAATCCATAAGTAATAAAAAAGGAAAAAGACGAAATACTGTATGACAGTAATCTTTTTTTTTGTTTTAACTTAAAACTATGGATATAATATAGTATAATAGTATATATGAACTTCAATGATTCTATTATTGAATGGGTCCGTTGTCATGACTGCGATCGAGCAGGACGGAAAAGCATTGCGTTTCGCGCCCGACCACCTGAAGAATGATCCCGATCTTTTGAGAATAGCGCGGGAGCACGCTTGGTAACGGTAGTTTATAAAGTGAATAGGCAAAACACTATAAAATATGCGAGAGCATTAGACTCGTAGAAGTACACCATCCACGTGTATTTTTTTATATTTATTATAACAAGATATCTTTTTGAAGATATCGCAAATAATTTGAATTTTTTATATTTTTTTCTTTTAAGTTTGCGGTGAGCTAGTAAAAAACCGCAGGTTGTCTGGGTCGCGAGAGGTGATACGCGACAAGGTAGCCACTGGATCGAGTGTTAACTCGTCCAACCGGAGAGGGATGGAGATGGATGGATCTCCCGGAGTGAAAGGATCGAAGGCCAAGAAGAGTTTGCGAATGGCAAAGGTGGCTCTTTTTACGGCCTATGTAGTTGACAAAAAGCTCTGTGCAGATATCGTGCACCAAGTATCCGACGAGGTCGACAAGATCGTGAAAGCAGCAACCGAAGCAACCGCAGCAAACAAGATCCGACTAGGATACTTGAATTGGAGGCACGAGCGGACAAAGCTTGTTCGGACCACTAATGTTTGTTGGGACCCACTAAGGTAGTACTTCGAGGTCAGCCGTCCGGCTAGGTATATATGTAGTGCGACTACAATTACCTACAAAAAAAAAGAAT